ACAAGCATTATTATGATTTGTCCAAAAAGAGATTAGATGCAGAAATGGCACAAATGCGATTATCTGATTTTATGCCGGGGGTGATGCCATGATTCAGATGAGCATTTTTGACATGATACGTGAACCGATACGTATTACAAAGCCTATAAGGCTGATAGAACTGTTTGCCGGATATGGTTCGCAGGCAATGGCATTGGAAAGAATCGGTGCAAAATTTGAAAAATACCTAATTTGTGAATGGTGTGTGCAGTCATTTGCATCATACAAAGCCATACATTTTGTGGAAGATAAAACAGATTATAGTGAAGGCATATCACAAAAACAACTGATTGATATTTTGTTTAAGTATGGAATATCAAATGATGGCAAGAATCCAATGACATTGAAGCAGATTGGAAAAAAGCCAGAGAAGTGGCTTAGAAAAACATACAACAACATCAAAGCAACAAAGAACATTGTGAATATAATGGAAACATCAGGCAGTGATTTAAAGGTGGTTGATACAGAAAAATTTACATACATATTAACATACTCATTTCCGTGTCAGGATCTTTCCGTGGCAGGGAAAATGGCAGGAATGAGCAAAGGATCTGGTACGAGATCAGGAATGTTGTGGGAGGTAGAACGTATTTTGAAAGAGATAAGAGATGGTGAAGGTGAGTTACCGCAGATTCTCTTCATGGAGAACGTTCCGCAAGTCCATGCCAATGCAAACATGGGAGATTTTCAAAATTGGATAGATTTTCTGACAAGCCTTGGATATGTAAGTTACTGGCAGGACTTAAACGCAAAGAACTACGGAGTGGCACAGAACCGTGAAAGATGCTTCATGTTTTCATTTTTGGGAGAATATAACTACCATTTTCCACAGCCGATACCGTTGAAAAAGAAGTTGAAAGATTACCTTGAAGATGATGTGGACGAGAAGTATTACATCAACAATGAAAAGGCTGAAAAGCTGATAAAACAGCTTATTGACAACGGAACGCTGCCACAGCAAAATCCTGAGAGCAGAGCAGAGCAGAGCAGAGCAGACTTGCATTGACGGAACAATCTGCAATCCACAGCGAAGAGACATTGCAAACTGCATCACGGCAAGATATGACTGCGGAATCTCAAACCAACAGCAAGTCGGAAACATGGTTGCAGAAAATCTGTATTGATACAAGCATGAGTGGCTTAGAGGATGGTGCAATAAGAACATACAGAGACACAGCACCGGCTATAACCGCAAGGGAATATAAAGAGCCAAGAATGATACTGGAGTGATGGGATGAAAGTAATAGGCAGTATATACACCGGAGTAACAGCAGATTTTCAGCGAGGTGTGTATCCGATTGCAAGGTGCGTAAAAGCTGAACAGCATGATTTAGGAGTAGTTATGGCAGATGTAAATGTTTTGGGTTCTCTTGAAGCAAAATTTGAGAGTACCAACAGAATTTATGATGTGTGGGGGTGCAGTCTAACATTGAGTACAATGCAAGGTGGTAATCAAGAGCCAAAAATTCTTGAAAGTCAGATAGTTGCCATGCGTGGCAGAAATCCCGATAATCCTTCAGACAGAACAGCTGGAAGTCCGACAGAACAGAGATTAGAGCCGAATGCACAAGGAATGTGCAACTCACTTACTACGGTGCAGAAAGATAATATGGTGTTGATTAAACAGGCTACAAAAAGCGGTTCTATCGAATGTGAAGTTGGTGGATGTTTCGATGCAAGTTACCCGGAAAGTCAAACAAGAAGAGGGAGAGTGCAAGATAATGGGAATACGTGTCCCACACTAACCGCACAAAATCAAGAGATTGTACGTATTGAAAAAGTCGGTCAGATTTCTAACGATGGTTCGCAGCGCGGTACGGTAATCTCTGATAATGGCATATCATCTAATCTTGTAGCTGGCACACATGGGTATGCAAATAGCCACATTGCCACAAAATACCGTATCCGAAAGCTGACACCGAGAGAATGCGGACGTCTGATGGGAGTATCTGATGAAGATATCTCCAAGATGGCAGCAGTCAACAGCAACACACAGCTTTACAAGCAGTTTGGTAACAGCATCGTGGTTGATGTGATGTGTGCAATGTTCAAAAACTTAAATATTGAGCAAGAAAGTGAAATCAGGAACTAAAAATTTGAGTTCCCGCTCAATAACTCAAAATTTGAGTTAAAAAGTGAAAAAATTAATTAAAAATTTGAGTTACTATTTGAGTTGTTTTAAATAAGTTAAATTAGAAGTTTCTTTGGGAGAATGGAGGGAGTGAAAATGTCAGACATTACAGAAATTATTAATACTATAGAAAAATCATGGGGAGTGAATTCTATTGGTTGTCCTTTTGGTTCATGCACAGAGAAATTTGCGAACGAAAAAATGATAGAAATTGCCAATAAAAATAATTTTCCTGATGATGTACTTAAATTGATTAAAGCTAATCCGATTAAGTTTCATAAATGTCAGAAATTTGATAATGGGCGTGGCATAGGTAGATACTATGCAAATTTGGTAAGACAACTATTATAAGGATCTGGCAGAAAACATTGATGATTTGAACTGAAATATTAGGATTTAGTGGAGGAAATATGAAATGGGAATGACAAGAAATCAACTTGCCTTAGTGCGATATGTGGCTGAAAACAATATACAAAAAGCCAAAGATGCAGCTCTTTGCTGTTGTGCGGAAGATACAACTCAGAAGAATCACTATGCAGTCACAAAATATCAAAGTCTATTACGATCTGGTGGAATGAATCTTATGGAGCTACCAGCAAATGTTTCCAGTTTTGCAACGATGGAAGATCTGACAAATACATACTTAGAAAGCAGATATTATCTGACCAATGAAGAAAAGGAATTATTCGAACTGATCAAGAATATGAATGATGTGAGTTTACAGCTTATGGAGAAACAGATCCCGTATCTGAATGCAACATTGCTCTATGGCGAGAGCGGAGTCGGGAAGACGGCTTTTTCCAGGTATGTAGCATATAAACTTGAAATGCCGTATTTATATGTGAATTTTTCAAGAATGCTTGATAGTTATCTTGGTGGAACTGCAAAAAATCTTACGAATCTGTTTAATTTCATCAATCAGCATCAATGCGTTGTAATGTTGGATGAAATCGACAGCTTGGCAGTAAAGAGGGAATATGGTGGAGGAGGAGCGAGCGCAGAGGTTTCCAGAAGTACAACATGCTTGTTACAGCTGTTAGATGCAGTTACTAACGACCATGTAATCATTGCCGCAACAAACCTCATAGATGATGTTGATACTGCAGTGAAGCGTAGATTTACAGAAAAGCATGAATTGCATCGTCTTTCATCAGAAGATAATGAACGGTTTATCAGACAGTACCTTGATGATGCAGGCTTTTCTTATGATTTGGATTCTATTAGAAAGTATGCTACAGAAAATCATTCACAGGCTGAAATTATGACACATGTAACAAGAAGTATTGCCAGTACGCTTATCAACAAGGGTGAACTGGTAATGTTGTAAACTGAAATATTAAGATTTATGGAGGCATTTGTATGAGAAAAATACATGAATGTGCAGAAGATATAAAAAATATTTTAAATGATGCAGAACGAACCGAAGAGGTTGACGGAGATATGCTATGTAGTATTAATGAGTTGGTGGATGAAATTTTATCAATATATTGTTTAGAAAAACAACAAAGAAAAATGGCTATAGCTGAAGAAAATGAGATTCTTTCAGAAGAGGCTAAAAAAGCAGGATGGAAGTCTGGTGTTATGAACATCTAAACTGAAATTTAGTTAAGGAGAATGGCTTATGAAGTTGTCAAAACTGACTAAGCCAGAACTTGAAGAAATCTTCCGGAACGCCAATTTCACGGAAGAGGAAGAGAAAGTGTTTAAAATGCTTTCTTGCGGAAAAACTATTACAGAAACAGCACAAAAGATTAATGTATGTGACAGAACGGTCAACAGAATATCTAAAAAGGTTTATGAAAAAATAAACAGACTGGAGGTAAAAAATGGTTAGAGTTACACAAGACGGCAAAGATGTTGATATTGAAGATGTTTCTCTGCCAAAAGAAATTATTGAGATTATAGCATCCATATGCTGTTGACACCATTGTAAAAAGGCTTTAGAATGTGTCGTATGTATGATAAATACGGCACATTCTTTATATATTGAAAGGAGTGTAAATAAAATGGAATGTGTCGCATATATGCGTGTTTCCACGGAAAAACAGGCAGAAGAAGGCAACGGTCTTGATAGTCAAAAAAGAGACATAGAGCTTTTTTGCCGGAAAAATGAACTGGTTGTATCTGACTGGTATGTTGATGATGGATATACCGGTGCAAATATGGATAGACCGGAATTGCAAAGACTTATTAACGACTGCATAAAAAAACGTGTTAAATGTGTTGTTGCGTTTAAATTAGACAGGCTTTCAAGAAGTATGATTGATGGATTATACATAATTGAAAGAGTTTTTCAACCAAACCAAGTGTTATTCAAATGTGTACATGACAGTGTAAGTTATGACAGTCCTATGGAGCAGGCATACACACAGATGATGGCTGTTTTTGCACAACTTGACAAAAATACTATGATGCTTCGTATGCGTGGCGGTATGTTGGAGCGAATAAAACAAGGTTACTGGATTGGTGGTGCTAATACTCCGTATTGCTATAATTATAGCAAGGAGAAAGGAATACTCATTCCTATACCAGAACGTAAGGAACAAGCAAACAGAGCAATTGATATGTTTATTGGCGGTTATTCTGATTTATATATCAAGGAATCATTAGGATTTCACAGCGAGGTTCTTGTCAGAAATGTGCTTACTGGAGTTGTCAATATAGGTATGATCCCATATAAAGGGAATGTATATCAAGGACTTCATGAACCTATTTTTGATAAAGAAAGGTTTGAACTTGCACAGGAAATCAGAAAATCACGTAGGAAAAACAAAACTGCTTGTCATACGGATGCCAACTTGTTAACAGGATTGTGCTATTGTGGTGTGTGTGGATGCAAGATGCGGTATCAGAAGTGGACGCACGGAAAGCATAAAATATATTGCTGTTCTCGTGATAAAGCAATGAAGTATTTGCCTAATTTCAATCCAAACTGTAACAATTCTTTGGAATGGGCTGCTGATATTGAAAAACAGGTAGAAAGTGAAATTTTGAAAATATCCTTAAATCTTTCAGAGTGCAAGCCTATTGAAAAGCAAAGCAAACTTGAAATAATGCAGTCACAATTTGAAAAAGAACAGGTGAAATTAAAAAGGCTATATGTTCTTTATTCCGATGGAAATGACACAGTTTTAGAAATGATTAAGAACACTGAAAAAAGCATTTCTGATATGAAAGAAAAGATAACCGAGGAAGAAAAGAATGAAAGAAACAGTCAGAAGAAAGAAGTTGTTTACGAGAACATAAAAAAACTTGCCGATGTGTGGGCGCATATCGACAAGAAAGAGAAAAACAATATATTAAAAAGCATAATATCAAGGATTGTGATTGTCAATGGTGATGTTGAAATTCAATTAAAGAATTTTTAGCAGAACCTATTGTTATCGGAGTGGCAATAGGATGTGCTAATGCCGTATTTATCATACTTTTAAAACTTCATATTTTTTCGTTTGTCGCAAAAGTGTCGTATATGTGTCACTATATGCGACTTTTTTTATGCCAAAATTTAAGCATAAGGAGGGATGACCTTATGGGAAAATTCAAATTTTCTGATGAAACACTGGAACATATATTCAGCAAAGAACGTACAAGAGAAGTGCCGATTAAGTATCAATCAATCATGGTTCATGTGATCGAGGAAGTTTTAGGAGAAACGGGTAATGCTTATGAATTTCAGTCCGTTGGGACTTATGAACAAGCCGACATATCAGACACTTGATGAAGTTGAAATTGCGAAACAGATAGAATCAATGGAAGAAAGGGAGAACAGCCATGCCGCAGCCGATTATGAATCCGAACTATTTCAATCCGCAGTATAGAACACCTATGTACGGACAGTTTATGCCACAACAGGAACAATTCCAACCACAGCAGTTTATGCAACAGCCGCAACAAAATACGGTACAGATGTACGGTCGTATTGTACCGGCACAAGAATGCATAGCACCGAATGAGGTTCCTATGGATGGAAACACAGCATTTTTCCCAAAACAGGACTTGTCGGAGATCTATGCTAAATCCTGGGGAGCAGATGGGAAAATCTATACAAGGCTCTACAAACCTGTTTTAGATGCAGACCCTAACAATTTACCGTCTGACACAGAAAAGGCGAAATTTGACCTATCAGACGAAGCCACAGCGGTATTTATGAAGCGTTTCGATGAACTGGAGCAAAAGATTGAGCAGTTGAAATCTTCGCAATCGCAAAGAAAAACTCCACAATCGCAAAGAAAGGATGATGCAGAATGAAAATGATGAATCCTATGCAGATGCTCAAATGGATGGGAAATCCACAACAAATAATTCAAGGGATTATGGGAAATAGTCAGATGATGCAAAACCCCATGATTAGAAATGTAATGGGAATGGCGCAAAAAGGTGACATATCAGGTGTTGAAAATTTTGGCAGAAATATTGCTAAGGAACGTGGCGTAGATTTTGATTCTGAATTTGAAAAATTCAAGCGTCAATTTCCTATGAAGTAGATACTAAATTCTTGCAAGATTAAGTATAAAAAATCTTATATGGAGGTAAAAATTATGTTTGAGAGTAACAATACTCCCTTTACCATGCCTGTTATGCCTGCCAACAGCGGATATGGAAACAACGGTGCATGGGGTGACGATGGTGCATGGTGGATTATTATTTTCGTCCTTTTCTTCGCTTTTGGAGGTTGGGGCGGTAATGGATGGGGCGGTAATGGCTCTAATTCCAGTTACTACACCGATTCTGCATTGCAAAGAGGGTTCGACACCCAGTCTATCATCGGTAAACTGGACGGAATCAACAACGGTCTGTGTGACGGATTCTACGCTGTAAACAACGGTATGCTTACCGGATTTAATGGCGTAAATACCAACATTTTACAGACTGGCTATGGCATCCAACAGGCTATCAATGCAGACACCGTAGCAGGAATGCAGAATGCTAACGCTTTACAAGCACAGTTAGCACAGTGCTGCTGCGATACCAGTGAAGCTATCCAGGGTGTAAACTACAATATGGCAACGAATACTTGCGCATTGCAGAACACCATGAATAACAACACTCGTGATATTATCGACAGTCAGAATGCCGGTACAAGAGCAATCCTTGACTACTTATGTCAGGATAAGATCGCTACTCTGCAGGCAGAGAACAACGATCTGCGCAGAGCCGCTTCTCAGGATCGTCAGAATGCTCTTCTGACTACTGCCATTAGTGCACAGACACAGCAGATCATTAACGCTGTGAATCCTGCGCCCATCCCGGCATACCAGGTTCCCAACCCTAATGTATATTACGGATGCGGATGTGGTTGCAACACTGGTTGCGGATGCTAAAACTGCATATCGAGTAACTTAACCTTAAGGTTATGTCTGCTATGCAGAATTACTGACAACATGGGGCAGACTATATGGTTTGCCCCTTTGATTTTGAAAGAGAGGTATTTATTATGGCTGAATATACAGCAGTAGCATTACAGACTGTGGCAGCAGGAGCGGACGTTGCTTTTACTGAAACTGCCGTAAATGGAAGTAACTGTATCAATCACAGAGAGGGATCCGGAATTGTGAAGTTAAGAGGTATCACTAATCAGTGCCGTGCAAGATTCCTTGTAAGTTATTCCGGTAACATTCAGATTCCCACTGGTGGAACTGTTGGGGAAATTTCTCTTGCACTGGCGGTAGACGGGGAACCTTTACAGTCCACAAGAATGATTGTAACTCCGGCAGCAGTAGAGAATTTCTTCAATGTTTCTGCGCAGGCTTACATTGATGTTCCTCGTGGATGCTGCAGCACGGTAGCGGTTCAAAACACTTCTACACAGGCTATCGAAGTTCAGAACAGTAATTTAATTGCCGTTCGTGAAGCGTAGGAGGTGGAAATCATGGATGTTAAAAGAATGCATGAAATGATTGAAAAACTTTCTGAATGCGCTAAAACGCAGTTTGACAAGGGCATCGACCATGTAGACACTTGCGAAATGGGAAAGGTCATCGACATGATGAAAGACTTATCCGAAGCAATGTACTACCGGGAACTGACAAAAACAATGCAGGAATATGATTCGGACGAAAGCATGGAAATGTTTGAACGTTACGGTGATGGTGGCAGACGGTACTATGACCATTACCGCTATGCTGACGGCAGATTTGCACCTAAAGGTCGTGGAACCTACCGCAGAGGTTATGAAGAGCCTCCTTATTACCACATGACACCGGAAATGTATCACCGTGACATGGACAGAGACATGGGGCGTATGTACTACACGGAAACTTCTTCATCCGGTATGCGTGATGCAAGAGAGGGCAGGAGTGGCATGAGCCGCAGAACCTACATGGAAAATAAGGAACTGCATAAGGCGAATACACAGCAGGACAAAGAAGCAAAAGTCCGTGACCTGAACACCTACATGACCGAACTTGCAAACGATATGACGGAGATCATCAACGATGCAACACCGGAAGAAAAAACGGTACTGCGGAATAAGCTGTCCGCACTGGTAACAAAAATCGGATAACACACTTAAGGGGCTTATTTAGCCCCTTTTATGTTGGAGGTGGTAAGTTGTTCACAATAAATGGAATGGACTGGAATTTAAGGCTTGTAGGCAGTCACAGTCCTATGCTGATGCGTTCTGATGGTACGTATACGTTTGGAATGACCGATAGGAACACAAGAGACATCTACATATCAGACATGGTTCATGGAAATTTCTATGACCGTGTGCTGTGCCATGAGTTGTGCCATGCGTTCTGCCTATCCTACAATCTGACTATGGATATTCAGACGGAAGAGATTGTTGCCGACTTTTTGGCTACCTACGGAAGAGAAGTGTTTGCACTGGCTGATGAACTGATAAGAGGTATTGTTGGAATGGCAATGTGACCGACATTCACATTGAGATTTGCTTCGTATGTTTAACATACAATAGAATAATTGAGCGACAACGTGTCGCTTAACAAAATCAGAATACCAGTAAAATGTGTTTTAGGGGAAAAATAATCCCTTAAATATTTCTTTCGACGAATTTCGTCGAATAAAAGAATGGCATAGAAAAGACCCCTTTTTATGGGGTCTCTTCTGTTGCACAGTCCTCTAAATCTTTCTTAAGAATTTTAGATGCAAGGTCTGAAAGTTGTGGGAAGTATGTGATTACTTCGGAATTTCTGCATTTCCAGTTCCCGGTCGTTGCGCTGTAAATTCTCTTTGCTTCATCAAAATTATACGTTCTTCCCAAAACTTCAAGTAGGTGGTGCATATATTCCTTTGATGTAATGTCGTAGCAACGGCAGATGTAATTGATTTTGCCACGGTTGATGCAGAACCAGTCTGTTTCAAACTCTAATGTCGGCTTTTCCTCGATTGCTGTGGTTGGTTGCTGATTCTTTACCGCAAAATAAGCATCCACAAGAGCATCTTGCACTTTCCATGACAAATCATCATTAAACGGCTTCACTACTTTAAGATATCCACGCTCTGTAAGCAATGTAATACCGGCAGGAGGAATTTTGCAAAAGTGACTATCTGTCCCCTTTGAGTTTCCACTGTACGTTAAACGTACCGTAGAATCTTTCGTTAGAACAAAATAATCTTTTCCAACCTCAAAGTGCTTTTTATTTCTCCTAAATGCATTTTTCGCAGTACCACTTGGTCTACGATGTACTTCATCAATATCCCTAAATGTTACAACTCTTTGACCATCATATTCTCTGACAGCCAGTTCTGTTCCCTCAACGTTTACCAGTTCCGTCATATTCTACCTCCTAAATCTGTGGAACGTAAGAACCATTCATAATACCGATTGCCAGCTTCATTCCCTCTACGGCATAGTAGTTAATAGTACTCACTTCACATTCTGAAAAAGAATCCATGAGTTCTTCAAAGACTTTTTCACTCACGATTCCCTGCTGTTTATCAAAGAACGGCTTAAAATATTCTGATGATTTATCTCCTTTTTCCGATGTGTTGATAATCTGACTTTCGAATACGATTTCTAAAAATTTGTCCATGATTTTCTTCTCCTTTTTAATTGATTTTCCCAAGAGAAGATGATAAAATGATTTTACCATCTCTTTGAGAGTGGTGGCATTAGAGCGTTGTGCTAATTGGATGTTGGGGCAACGTTCTATTTTTTTTGACCTTTCAAAAACTTAATTCCCTCTCGGATAATCTCTAATATTGAATAACCGGAAGTAGAAGAGAAATTCATTATTTCTTCCTTTTCTTCTTTTGTTACCCGAACATAAAGTCTATCATTCATAGGGTTGTCTGTTTTAGGTCTGCCTGTGCGTGGTGACATTGCGATCACCTCACTTTCTGTACGCACATTTATAATATAATAGTACGCACAAAAAGTCAAGCACTTTTTCAAAAAATAAAAATGCACTAGATTGAATCTAGGGAGTCTATCATCCGACCAGTTTATTCACCGACTTATTTTCCAAAAATTCCTTAATTTCTCCGTATCCCCAACCGTATCCAACCAGTGAACTTACAAGCATTTCTGCATTCTGAACTAACAGTAGTTCTTCCTCAGTCAGATAATCCCGGATGTTTTCTTTGTTGCCAATATTAAGGTCAAGCCGTAATTGCTTTGCGGTTTTTCCGAATACTGATTTATAAATCAAATCGGTGTAGGTAGAGTATGCATGACCGTGCATCCGTTCATTTTCGGAAGTCCTCTGCAAACTATCCGTAAGTACCCTGCGGACACCAATTCCTTTTTCACGTTCCCGTATTTTGCCGATAAGAGCCTTTTCCATAGCGTTAAACTGCCGTATGTAGGCTTCCTTGAACTGCATTGCTTTTTCACCAGTGTATCCCATAGCAAGAAGAGTAAATCCGTCTCTTGTCATAACAAACATAGGTTTTTTCCTGTTAATACTATCTGTATAAGAGATAGGCACGAAATTGTGCTCTCTAAATTCTTCACTACAATCAAGTTCTCTTATGTCCTGCATAACACGTTTATGCTCTTTTCCAAACGTTTCCGCAACATCAAGGCTTGTTACAACGGTTACTTCTTCTTTGTTTAATGTTTTGATTTCAACTAACATTTTCTACCTCCAACAAATACATTGTCATGGGGCAGAAGAGCATAAAAATAAGCCCACTACCCCTGTTACTGTTGGAGTAGCGAACTTCCAATCTTTTTTTGGTCTGTCTTTATTCCGGGTCTTGGTTACAATCTAGGCTGTCTAATCAGCTTTCACTCTCCGGACGTGTTGCAAGACTTCCTAACTGACACATATTATATCATGCAGAACATGGGTTCGCAACATAAAAAATAAGAGCACCCTTTCGGATGCCCTTAAAATTCTATATTCTATTGTAATTTGAGTACTTCTTTGTTTCCAGTCCAAATGCTTGTTTCATATTCCAGTTCAATGCTCTGCGCATCTTGCGGAACTACAAATGCAATCTTGTAAGATGTTTTTCTTCCGCTTGAAAGATTCGCATTCAACGAAGAACTATCAACAACACTGTAATTCTGCTCACAATCTGTATCGTCTGCGTAGCACTGGAAATCGTAGATGCTTACATACTTATCATCTTTACTGTTGTTCTGATAGGAAACATCAATCATAATGTATTTTGTTCCATCAGCAGGAGCGTTCCAACCGTATTCATCCTCATAATCAGTGTAGTCAAGGTCAAAATCATTAATAGTGACTTGCAAGCCGTCCGCATCGAATGTGTAACCGGGAGAAATAACAGTACCACTGGGTGCTTCTACCTCTTCAACCTTTGATTCCGGTGTACTTTCTGATACTGCGGTAGAACTTTCTTGTATTGCAGAAACAGATGCCTGTGTGCCGGTAGATTCCTTGTTACTATCGGATACACTATTTACAAACAATGCCATAATGGCAAAAATTACAATTCCGATAACAGAACACACAAGACCTGCGATAGCTGTTCCGTGCTTTCTGTCTTTTTGACACAGAGCAATAATAGCGAGTATCAAGCCTATAATACCTGGCACAATGCCAAAAGCTATACAAGCTGTGAGGATGCTTATAATACCAAGCACCATTGAAGTGATTCCTAAAGGACTTTGTTTCATAGAGTAATTACCCCTTTCATTTTGAATTTTATAAAATTTTAACACATTTGTGGTATTCTGTCGATAAATAGATGTGAAGTATTGAAAAAATTTTAATGTGTTTCTTTTGATACCCCCGTGGGTCTGCATTTTCAACCGAAAATCTCGTTTTCAGAGGTTTTTGAAAGAAAAATTTTTCTACAATTTTCGTGCTAAAAATTTTCAATCCCCCCGGGGTAGCACTTTTCAAGCTGGAAAATCCGTTTTCAGAGGTTTTTCTCTGATTTTTTCAGACCGTTTCAAAGTGTGGAACATCTGCACACTTCTGCGGTGCGAGTCTTGAACCGGTCAACGTGTCGCAGCTTTCGCAAGGTCTCCGACTGCCGAAAGCATAGAATCATACGCAGACCGCAGCAGCTCCGCAGATTCCGGAGACATACCACCGGCGGCGCTCTCCACCCGAATGACGGTTTCCAGCCGTTCCCCGGCATCCGCTACGCTCTCCATAATGTCGTATACATGACCTATTCCCACTTTTCGCATTTTGTATAATCCCCTTGTAATATTTGATTGTACACCAAGACAGCGCAAGCCGTCAATATATTAGGGTGCAGGATCTGACCGGACCCGGTGGAAGAGTAGCACAAATAGACCGCCAAGCAGGCAGCAGATCCAACGGAACACGACAAAAAGACGGTTGTAAGCCGTCTTTTATCTGTTTTCAAGTTCAAAAATCGCCCACCGCAGGGCGGCGGCTGCCTCCGTGTCGTTCTCTCGGTCCGCACGCTCTAACAGCTTGTAAAGTCTTTCGATGTTCTTTTCTTTCATCCTGGCAACCTCCTTTTTCAATTTTTGGGTGTGATCCACCCATAAAGCCATTGCCGGGCATCGCTCCCGGCGGGCATCCTCTGCGGCGGCTATTTCAAACAGTTTTCAATATCTTTTGCAAGGTGTGGAAATGCTTTTTCTATGTCTTGCACGCTGTCGGCGTAATAATCACCAACAATTTTTCCAAAAATGCGAAGATTGCCGGAATAAAATCCGCCTAAATCATTAAAATATATGTCTAATCCTGTCACCTGTTCCGGCTTGTCTCCATACCACATATCAATATTTATTTTTCCCATTTTCATTTCCTCCATATTTTCAATTTTTCCCGGTTATCCGGGTAAAAGCAAGCCGGGGCACGATCCCCGGTGTAAGCCTGTCTTACTTGCTAAATTTAACAATATGGTAAATTATATCAAAAGAATGGCTTAATGCTCTTGCCTGTGTGTCTAACCATTCCTCTGATCTGTTTGGTTTGTTCTCGCCGCCGCAAACCTTTTTTAACTCAGACGGGCAACAGAGACGTTCTGCAATGTCACAGTCATATATCAGAGAGCAGCCGCCCCAACTGTACTGTTTCCAGTCAGCGGCGCCATTCAGTAAAAGGCTTTTTAACTCTGTTTTGTCCTGCGGGATCTCTTCAACTTCCAGAGCTTCTACAAGCTCATAAGCATAGATCTTTACACCTTTATTCCATGCGCTTCTTGCCTTGCTGTTGTTGATTGCTTCTAATAATTCATTCTTTCTCATATTGCTTTTACCTTTTCACCCGTGTTATAATATGGGTGCCTTTCTTTTTGGGTGCCGGTGTTCGCTTGGTAGGTGTCACCGGCTTTATTTATTTGTTGAGATAACTATATCACACAAAATTATAAATTGCAATACATAATTGCATAAAAATTAAAATAAATATTGTAATAATAATATTAATGTTAATTGTTGCAATATTGCAATTATAATGTTACAATAATTGCAAGCAGATATTGCGGTTATAAATTGCAATACATAATATAATAGGAGGGCAAAAATGAAAACACCTGAACAAATAGCAGCAAACGCAAGAGAGAGAGCAAGACGGCAGAACGAAAAAGCAAAAGAAAATTGGGATATAATCTCTTGCAGATTACCAAAAGGAACGAAAGACCGCATTGCAGATTTAGGACTTACCGCAAATGGTGTAATAAATACGGCTGTATTGGCTTATTTAGACACTTTGGAGAGCCAAGCGGAGAATTTACCGCAAGAGCCGGAAAAGACCGCAGAAAAGGAAAATACAGAGCGCACAGAGGTAGAAGAAAAGGTTGCATTGATGCAAGCAAATGAAAGATTGCATCAGCTCCAGGAGCAGAGGAGAGCAGAACGGAAAGCATCGGAGCAACCGCAAGTTGTAGGCGCTGAGGAATTTTTAAAAAATATCAATAAATAATTGCAATAATCTATTGACATGTTATATAGCATGATATATAATCAAGATACAAACAAACGAAAGGAGCGAACGAAATGACAGGAACACCGGAACAGATCACAGCAAAGAAAGCCGCCCGGATCGTATCGACTTGTAGAGCGTTTTTCCCGTGGTATGAACCGCAGATAAAAGACAAATTCGAGCGGCAAGCGTGGGAAGAGTTAAAAGCCAAAGTTATCCCAGAGGTGGAAAGCTACACAGATGCTGCACAACTGATAGCGGATCGGCAGAAATTTGCAGACAAAACGTTGCTGCAAAAACTATTTATTAGGGCGTGTAGTCTTCGTTCACTGGATCCGGAATACCACAGAAATTTGGTACAGAAAAAGAAACAATTAGAGGACGAGCGCTGGAACCGATTACAGGACAGGCGGAAAAGATACAGTACATATTGTTAAAAACGAAAGGTTAAAAGGTGGCAAAAATGAGAAAAACAGTAGTAAACGAGTATGGAGTAAACATTGATTATGATTTGTCGGTATCTTTTATGGATGACGATTTGCGAGAGGAGATACACGGAGATCTTGCACCGTGCACAGATCAGCAATTTTTTGACGAGTATGCAAAACGGCACGAGCAAAAATTTAATGAGGTTTGGGAGCTGGCAAAAGAAAACCCTTGTTATTAAATATTCAGCGGAGCGAAGAAGCTAAAATCAAAATATCGTAATCTATAAGCAGGTGTAACAGCCTGCTTTTCTTGATCTATTTTCACTGCGATATTTTAACGTGCTAAATTTTGTAGACAAATTGTAGACATTTTGTAGACGCAGATTAAATAAAAGGAGATTAGATAAAATAAAGGTTAGATAAAATAAAAATAAATAAGTGCAGAAAGACATTGTATAACCAAGTATATATAAATACTAGAGCCAACCAGCTGCCACCATGTACCCATCTGCAAAAATCACCTATCTGTCTGTCAAAAAATCCCATTTGTCAAATTTAACCGGATGATATTTTTTAAGCATATGATTTTTATATACTCAGGATCACCGGCAGACATACCACAACAACAAATCATCAAATACGTAAAAGGTTGTTGTGGATTTATAAATAGGTCTTGTGTTATGATAAAAGCAGTTAGGGAGCCGACGTTAACACGGTGCGAGTGACAGCGGTGTAAATCCAACCCCCTTTGGATACGCAGCCGCCCAGATTGTAACCAAGACCACCGGAGCCGACAGACCGGAAACGACAAGAAGTCACTAGCTTGTCACTTTTTTAGATTTATGTTTTTACCTGATCTGTGGAGGAGATCAAAAGACATAGGTTTATTGAGTGATGCTTGTGATTTTTTTATTGCAGATTTCAGGAGGTGTAGAGCGGTGCAGGACGTCAGAGAGATTCCAAACATTGACGAGATTAAAAAAAATATCCGGAAATACTTTGACGATTATTGTGCAGCTTATGGCATCGATGACATGAGATCACAACGGCAACCGGTTTTTAATGGTGCCATGCAATATATATATAACAATTATATAAGACCTAGTAATGTATTAAAAGATATACCCCAAAACGTAGTGGATAATAGTATCAACCAAATGCTAACTAACTACAATGCGTACAACATAGATCTGTTGTATGAGGTTTATTTATATCTTAGGGAGTTAGCTAATGCTTATGATATGACTGCTACAGCTGATACATTTAAGATATTAACAGGGATATCTAAACAGGCTTTAAGTGCTTGGAGAACTAAATCAAGTACATCGAGCATGGACGAGGTCAGAAAAGCTTTTGTAAATTGGTTAGATGATGCAGATTGTGATCAGCTTGTTGCTTTTAATCTGCGGAATGCGCTGGGAGCAACGGAACGATTAAACAACGACCACGGGCGGAAACAGACCACACAGCAAGAGATTGTACACAAGATAACCAGGACAGCCGACCAACTTCCACGATTAGACACAAATTTTGGACAAAATACATCAATGTTGACCGATTCCGGAGCGTATGGAGATAATACAGCAGATGCGAATGAGTAGCAACAACTACGGAAACGTGCGGAAATATGGGATAGTTAAGGACGTGTCAATAAAGACTGCGTGAAAGATTAGTTTAACGCATAGTTGAAAAGAAACATAGCACACAGGGGGAGGGGGTCTGGCAGGACCAGCGAACAGCCCCTACTTAGTCCCTCAAATTTCCTCAAAAATAAAAAAGACCCTTAGGAGGTGTACCACATGATTTTCATTTACATAGTTTTAGCATGGATACTGTTTCAATTACATGCTCCTGCATGGGTGTATATCCTGTTCATCATCGGAGTATTTTTAAGAGCGGTAGTCACTGGTAGAGATTAAGTGTATGCAGATATTTGGGAAAGATATAAAAGACGAATGTTCAAAATGCGGTGAAGTCCTGCAATGTGAGTTGTTTCTGCAAGGTCACGGAATCAAGAGAGACCGTGAGAACGTTACAGAAATGGTTAGCTGTCAGATGAAGCACCAAAAGAGCAGACTTGATAAAGAGCCTAAAGAAGATTTGCCAGTTAAGGAGAAATGTGAATTGCCACCGGAGATTAAAGAGATCTACACAGAGGTTTGGAAAATCCATAAAGAGTGTGCTAATCCGAAAACGGATGACGACTGGAAATATCTTATCCGGCAAGGAAATCTGCTGATTAAAATGCATAACAATAGCCAGTTTGCTAAAGCACTGGTAATGGCAATGATCGATGAAATTGAAGGAAGGACGAAGAAAAAATGAAAAACATAATCAGGAAATTCTTAAAAGTATGTTCTTCAACAGCATTACTTACTATTTGCGGAAGTTGTTTTCAGATTGCACGGGATTCTAGTGCAGATACGATTTCAAGAGTGCTTGGCATTGCGTTCGGATTGATATTGCTGATTGCAAATTACTTTGTGTGGGAGGTAGAGTTAACATGATTTTATTCATAATTTTGAAAATTATGACAACTGCAGTAATGGCGTTTTTCGCAATAGCAAGTGCATTATATGCTCCAAAGCAGAAAACGGCATCAGACGGAGTATTCTTCTTTGCAACTGCAATGTTCCTTGCCTTTGGAATAACTTTCATGTGGGTATAGCCTATGTGGTTACCGGAGATTATGCGAATTATCCCATATCACAATTTTGAATGGGTTAAATTCATAAAGCCATTGTTATTGCCGAATATCCGGTGTTGTGTTGGCATTGGATATGTGGCAGAGAAATCAAGGCATCAAGAGTGTATGTAGCCTGTGTGTGGGAAACGAAAAATGGAATAATGCGTTCGACAACACCAAGTTTTTTAAAGTACCGTGCACAGGCGTGAAAATTTTTTAGATAAAGCAATATAGGGTGTTTCACGAAAATAATCCGGGAGCAGATGGTCTCTCTCCCGGAGTTTAGGGCTATCGCCAAGCGGTAAGGCACAGCACTTTGACTGCTGCATCCCAGGTTCGAATCCTGGTAGTCCTGTTTCGCAGATGTTTTCTTCTTTCGGTCTTTGACATCTGCGAATTGTCTTCCATACTTTTCCATTGGAGACACTCCTTTCACCTCATAGCGGAATGCTGTTAAGAGCCGTCGCAAGGCTCGTGAGGGTTTAACCGGTTTATGATAGCCCGGTTTTTGCGGAATACCGTTGTAGGTTTTAATCCGTGGGTTGTCAGTAAAGACATTAAAATCCCGCACAGCCATTGCGGACATAAAATTGGCGTAGGCGGTTGGGTCGCTCCCAACTAGCAGGTAACTGGCGGATGCCCTGCGAAAATAAAAATAGCCATAAGTGTTGCGCTGTGTCAGTGCCTTAAATGTAGGCATACAGCTTATGGAAACGCACATTGGGATGTAGCGCAAATGGAAAGAGCAGTGTCCTTCTAAGGCATAGGCTGTGGGTTCAAGTCCCATCATCCCATTAGGTGTTGTTGCAAGTACACTCCGAGTATGCTTATTACAGAAGCATAGGGGATAAATACACCGGTTAATGTTTATCTCATGGGAACTTGATAGAGCCGCTTGCGGCTGACTAAAAGATCCTTGGGCGGTGATAACCAAGTAAAAAACCACCGATACGCAGATATGGTGTAATGGTAACACAGTAGCTTGCTAAGCTATCCAGCAGAAATGCTGTCAAGGTTCGAGTCCTTGTATCTGCGCTAAACTTACGACAATCAACCTGGGAAAAGGTTTGCCGTAAGCGGTATAGAAAGTCCGCATGAGATTGTACAAAGTAGTGGCAAAAGCAATTTCGGATATAGCAGTTCCACTACACTGCTATATTCGCCGTATGTCCGGGTGGTGAGGGAGCGGTATTGAAAACCGTTGGCTGTAAAAGGCTTGCAGGTTCAAATCCTGTGTACGGCGTTTATCTTTATCTCCACTTAGTCGGGTACTACTGCAATAGTTCAGGTCGATGGGAGATGTATGGATAGTAGTTGCTCATTATCGGTCAACGAAAAACACTTCTGCGAGTAGAATTTGCAGATTCAAAAGTAGTCGTACATTGTTTGGGTCGGGTGGGTTCAACTCCCACGGCAACTATTCCCTAGCTAAAACGTAAGCCACATATGTTTAGCAAAAACCAAGCCTATGAAGTAGAGAACAGACAAGACTGTGAGATTGTGTGGATAGTCAGTGACAAGTAGGCGATGCATATTTGGTTATGGCAAGCGCAAGCCATAAAAGGTTTTACGGTGCGATTCCCATGTATAGCTTCAGTGGTAGAACAGCATCCGCATAGGATGTGTGTCGGCGGTTCGATTCCGTCTGCATGGGTTACGGAGGATATGAGGATGAATGGATTGAAAGATTATCAACCACAAACAGAAGCATTACGAAATTTTGGTATAGATGTTTCAAAAGAAGCGGTAGATAAGTACGCTTTGGAAAATTTTGGAAGAATACCGCAAAGTTTTATTGAAAGAGATTTTGCAAGGAACTGTAAAGTGATGGAAGAAAGCAGAAGGATTGTGAAATAAAATGAAAGACACGATATTATACATCAGTGATAGAGAAGAAAGAGTAGTAGATTTCTTAAAATATCTTCAAAAGAAACTGGAAGATAATAAAAAGTGGTGCGATTTAGATTATCAGCACGATATTTTAAAAACTGAAAATTATGATATTGTTGGAAAATCATTTTATGGAAGTCGTTTAGGTGTTGGATATGGGAATTGTTTATATTACTGCATCGATGAAACAATTGATAAAAACAGAATGACGGATAAAGATAATCAACAACTAATGGAAATACTGTTTCATGTTAGAGAAGGAGCAAAAGAAGTATCCGAACAGGAAATATTATATATGCTTGATATGAAAGTAGGTGGATGAAAAAATGAGTATGACGGCAGTAATTGAGAGCATAGAACGTGATGCGTTTCGACAGGTCACACCTAAAAACATCGGTAATATTGAAAATATAAAAATTGAATGTACAACACTTGGAGAAGCCCCGATTGTTGTGGCAGATACAAAGGAAGAAGAGGAAACTTTGAAAAAATGTTTTTATGTAAAACTGTCCGAACATCGTTGTAGCAAATGCAACCGACTTTTAGGCAAATTCAACGGACAGGCTGAAATCAAATGCCCAAAATGTGGGGAAATCAATAGAATTGTGGTGAATCTTGGATGAAAATTATAAAACGACACAAATTAGTAGCACCGACCAAAAGATTAACCTGCGATAAATGCGGTTCGATATTTGAGTTCGAGAAAAGAGAATGCGATGCAACTGACATAATGGGTGTAATGCATGATGGTCTTGGCAGTTACAATATCAAGTGCCCTGTATGTGGGAAACGGTCGTATTTTGATTGGAAGTAAATTGAATATTTAGAGCACCAGTCGTAGAGTGCCTACGCAGAGAGCCAAATTTCCAAAATGTAAGGAAAGGAGGCTCTTTTATATTGGCAAGTCAGAGCCTTATATCGGCAGTAAACAGCTATGACAATTACATACAGCGCAAGGGAATTGATGAACAGGTCATTGATGCGTACATAGAAGCCTGCAGAGTGGCTATAAATGGCGAAAAGGATATAACTTATGGCTTACAGATAACAAACCGTTCTAAAGGCATTGTAGAGCGTTTCTGCATGGATAGGACAGGAGGTAGAATACTTGACCTTGAAAAATACAGCCAACAACATGAAGAAAAATACAGCCTTGTTGATGACTATTACAAAACGCTTCTGATTGAAGCACATTACCGATTTGAAAGCTTCATGCTATACATGGAAAAGAACAGACCGGTAGAAGAGAGATTTTATCAGCCGAGAATAAATCCATTACGGCAGGTAGCACAGCTTATTCAAGATTTGTACGATGATGTGCTTGATGAAGGAATGGTGTTTTGTCCCGGACGAATCGGTAAGACACAAATAGTAAAAATGGGTAATCTGTGGTTCGGCTCTAACAGACCGGAACGGTCTAATCTGTATTCGGCATATTCGGACAAAATTACTGGTGGTTACTATGACGGCATCATAGAAATGATTACAGACCCGACATACACATATGCTGAAATATATCCAAACATAGTTGAGAAAAAGTTAGTCACTGATGGAAAAGATTTGACAGTAGACCTTATCCGTAAAAAGACATACCCAACATTTACCATGCGAAGCATTTACGGAACATTGAATGGTGCTTGTGACTGTGACGGGCTTGGAGTTTATGATGACTTATTCAGCGGTATTGATGAAGCATTGAGTGAAGATAGGCAAAATACTGTATGGGGAAAATTCGACAACAACTTTATGCCGAGAATTAAGCCTGGAAAGGCTAAATTGTTGGGGATAGGAACACGTTGGGCGAAAAAGGACGTTCAAGGTAGACGGTTAGACCTATTACAAAATGATCCTGAATACAAAGGCATACGGCACAGAGAGGTTATTATTCCTGCACTAAATGAAAACGGAGATAGCAATTTTGATTATCCGTATCATTTGGGATATACAACTCTTGATTACAAAAGACGTATGGCATCTTTTGAGAACAATGACGATATGGCATCATGGTTTGCACAGTATCAACAGGAGCCTATTGAAAGAAAAGGTCAGATGTTCAATGTCGATATGATGAATTTCTTTAATCCGGCAGAACTTGAAGGAATAAGACCTGATAGGATATTTGCAGCTAATGACCCTGCTTATGGTGGCGGTGATTTTGTATCAATGCCTATCTGCTATGAGATTGACGGAGAACATTATATCACTGATGTTGTCTACAATGACGGTGATAAGGAAATTACCATACCGGAAGTTACTTCACGAATGGAAAGACATTTAGATAAATTTAATAATAAGACAGCAGAAGTCCATTTTGAGGAAACAAAGACAACATCAGCATACCGTACAGATTGTGAAAAGATATGGGAAAAAGACGGATATCCTATTAACACAAGTCATGATCCGGCAGACAATCAGACTGCAAAAATGGATAGAATCAAAAATCATGCTCCAGACATACGAAAACTTCATTTTGTGGACATGAAATATCAAACAAAAGAGTACAGAAAGTATTTTCAAAATATTTTGTCTGCTACTTTTGAAGGGAAAATGAAGCATGATGACGGGATAGATTCTACGGCACAACTATGTGACATGATTTACGGAAATAAAAGAATGGCAAGAGCAGAAGCAATTCAAAACCCATTCTCTTTCGGACGGAGGTATTGATATGACAACCAAAGAATATTTAGGGCAGATAAGCCGCCTTAATCGGATGATAAATAATAAACTCACGGAAATCGCACAACTCAAAGATATGGCGGTAAGCATATCTGCTACGCAAAGCGGTGAAAGGGTACAGACTACACCGAATTTTGACAAAATAGGAACAAAATATGCCAAAATTGATGAAATGGAACGGAAAATAGATGGAATGGTGGACGAACTTGTCGATAAAAAAGAGAAAATCATACAGCAGATAGACAGCATGGAAGATGAAAACACATACAATATTCTGTTTGCAAGGTACATTGAAAAGAAAACTTTTGAAGTGATTGCAACAGAAATGAAATATTCATGGAGACAGGTTGTAAGACTTCACGGAACTGCATTGAAACAGTTTGAAAAGAAATACGGAGAAGGATATTTGAATGAATGATGTCATTGAATGTCATATATAAAAAATGGTAATGTTAAACTGACGAAAATATTTAAGATGCTTTCTAATCCTCCTAAAAGGCAAACAGCCGGGAATACCGTCTACGTTATGTGGGCGGTATTTTTGTGCGCAGAAAAGAGGTATTTATGATTTTTAACCAAAAAATTAGAGTGTACTGTCCGGGATGCGGACGGTTAGTCGGTGAATGCAGTTCAAAATCACACATCGACAAGACATATAAGTGCCGGAATTGCGATAAGATGGTTGTTTACCATACGGAGACCGGAGAACGTGAGATCAAGAAACTTCCAAAAAGAGATCAGAGCAGCGGAATGACATTTATGTAGGTGAAAATATGAACACTATGAAATTTCAAGACCTTGTAAAGGGTTGTCACGGTAGAAAAATTGCATATACGGATGTGGAGCAGATAACCGAAGACAACATTGTAAAGGTTATCGGTGATTGCATCGGTGTTTTTTATTACAATAAGCCAGTTATCAAGTACTTGTGGGAGTACTACAAAGGAGATCAACCGGTACTATACAGAACAAAGCTGTCAAATGAGGATATCACCAATCGAGTAGTAGAGAACCATTCTTTTGAATGGGTGCAATTCAAGGTCGCTCAGACTTACGGAGAGCCTATTCAGTTTGTCAGCAGAAAAGATGATGAAGCTGTAAATAAGGCAGTAGATGAACTGAATGATTACTTAGCAGATGCAAATAAGCACGAGAAAGACATAAAAGCTGGTGAGTGGCAGTCGGCAACCGGAACATCATTCAAAGCTATTCAGATTGTGAATGGAGATGTGCCTATCCGTGTGGTTGCACCTAATCCTCTGAATACGTTTGTTATTTACAACCGCAGTTCTGAAGAACCGATTTTGGCGGTACAGGAATTAAAAGATGAAAATGGCGAGTGGTACAAGCTCTGCTACACGGAATCCTGTGAATGTAAGATAAAAAACAGTGCGGTTGTTCCTGATACATGGAAACTTCACGGATTTGGTGGTATTCCGATTGTAGAATTTCCGAACAACCATGAGCGGTTGTCTGATATTGAACTTGTTATAGATCTGTTGGATGCAATCAATAATACGCAGTCAAACAGAATGGACGGCATAGAGCAATTTATCCAGGCGTGGTACAAATTTGTAAACTGTGAGATTGACGAAGAAGAGTTCAAAAAAATGAAGATGAACCATGCATTGGTTGTAAAGTCCATCAATAAAGACAATAAGTCTGATGTGGATGTCATGTCACAGGAACTTGACCAAACGCAGACACAGGTCTCCAAGGACGATTTAACAGACAGCGCACTTTCAATTTTGGGAATACCGAACAAGCAAGGAAACACTGGCGGTGATACGCAGGGTGCGGTTGAGCTGAGAAACGGATGGGATTTTTCAAAATCAAGAGCAAGGCTTAAGGATCCGGTTGTTAAGACAGCAGAGAAGAGACTGGCCAAGGTTGCGCTGAATGTTATTCGCATTAAGAAAGAAGATCTGAAAATCACTCTTAGAGATTTTGATGTGCAGATTAACCACAGTCCACAAGATAATATGTATACCAAGTCGCAGACATTACTGCAACTTCTGCAGTGTGGTATTCATCCGCTTATTGCAATCAAAACGGTTGGACTTTGGGGAGATTGCGAAAAGACTTTCAACCTTTCCAAGCCTTACCTTGATGCTCTGTGGAAAACTGCTGACATTATCAACATGGAAGAGCAGATGGCAAAAGCACAGGAAATTGTAAAACAAATGCAAAATAAGACAGTTGCCTAGAAATAGGTGGCTGTTTTTATTTTATAAAAATTCGCAATGCCGTGAGCGTATAAACCGGCAATGTCAACCGGTGTCGTTGCACCGTATAAAAATTCGTAGGACATAACGGAGGTAATTTATGAAGAGAGAAGAACTGACAGCTATGGGTTTGACTGATGAACAGATTGAAAAAATCATTGCTGAGAATAGCAAGGATGTTCAGGCAGCAAACGCAAAAGCAAACAAAAACAGTGAAGAGTTGACAAGACTGCGTGAGTTGGAAAAGGAATACACAGCCATGAAAGATAAGGATTTATCCGATTCGGAAAGACTGCAAAAAGACCTTGATTCTGCAAATGCAAAAATCGCAGAACTTGAAAAGACACAGGCTATTGCGGAACAGAGAAGCAATGCGGCATCCAAGTTTAACATTTCTGCTGAACAGGCATCACAGGTTATCAAGGATGACGGCAGTTTTGACTACGAAGTACTCGGAAAAATTATCTCTGATAAAGAGACTGCTGCGGCACAGGCTAAAGAGCAGGAAATCGCAAACGGAACCACAAATCCGGGCGGTGGTAGTTCTGGCGGTGGTAATGGAACTGAAAGTAAAGGTGCTGAAATGGCAAAGAAATATAATCAGCGCTATGTAATCGAACAGTAAGCAAGGAGGTATAAACGTTATGGCTTACATGAAAACCACTACTTACACTTCTGGTGTAAACATTTTAGCAAGTGAAGTCGGACTTGTGTTAAAAACTTTTGAGGGAACACAAGCAATGGCAACACAGGTAGATGATAAGAAGATCATCAAGGCAGGAACTGTGGTTCCAACAAATAACGCTTCTGCGAAGGGAATTGTGTTTGAGGATGTTGATATTACAGATGACGAAAAGAAGCCTATTTCTGTAATTATTGCAGGCCGTGTTATTAAGGCAAATTTGCCTGTTGCAGTAGATACCAATGCCGAAACCGCACTTAAAGCAAGCGGCATTTACTTTGATTAAATTACGGAGGTAAGAACAGTATGCCTAGTGTATTAACAATGATTACAGACAAGGATAGATTGGATTTTTCCCAAAACTATTCTATCGCAAGAAATTATGTAGGTGACCGTCTTTTCCCTGATATCAAGACCGAGAACCTTGAAGCAGAGTATGAAAGACTTTCCGAAGGAATGGATCTTCCTACCGCAGCAATGGTACACGCATTTGATACCGAAGCTGCTATTGGTGTAAGACCTGGATTCGAAAAAGTAAGCGTAGAAAAGCTGCTGATCAAGGAAAAAATCAACCAGTCTGAAAGATTACGACAGTTGCTGAATCATGGTGTAAGAGAAAGCAACCTGATTGACTATGTATATGACGATATGGGTCGGCTGTCTGATTCTGTTAAGACAAGAACTGAAATCGCAAAAATGGAAGTTATGTCTACCGGTAAGATGACCATTAACGAAAATGGTCTCAATTTTGCTATTGACTTCAAAGTAAATAAGTTCAAGGCACTGAAAGGCTGGGAAGATCCTACCCATGATATCCTTGGAGATATTGCAGACATGGTTCAGATGGCTCTTGACAAAGGATATGTTGTCAATACTGTACTGACTTCTACCAAAATGCGCTCTTATATGCTTAAGAATGAAGGAATCATGAAAGCTATTAAGGGAGTTAATTTCGTTGGAATGGCAATTACTCCGGCAGAAGTGGCAAATCTGTTACTTAGCCTGTATGGTCTGAATATGGTAATTGATGATGATATGTACGGAATTGCCAACAAGGAAAATACAACGAGAACTCCCAAGAGATTTTTACCGGATAATGTATTTACTCTTTATGTATCTACTGGAAACGGAAAGATTGGTACTGGACTTTGGGGCGTAACTCCGGAAGAAGAAAAGGCAAGTGCATTTACAAGCCTGTCCCAAAAGCAATTCATTACTATTTCCCAGTGGGCAACTCCTGATCCGGTTGCTGAGTGGACTAAGGCTAGTGGCGTGTTTATCCCTGTAATTCCTAACCCTTATGGAATCGTAATCGGTACTTTAACCGAAGGAGAAAGCGGTTTGGATACATTGGTAGTGAACAGCACTGCAAGCCAAACAACTAATGGATACACGAAAGTAAGCGTTTCCCCTGCAAAAAGCGGTGACAATTCTTACAAATACAAGGTAGCAGATGATTGTAAATTACCTTCTTATCTTGGAAATGTAAAGACGTATGCTACTTGGGACGGCATTTCTGAAATTGAAGCAATAACCGGCAAGGAAATTATGATTATCGAGTGTGATCCTAATTACAGAGCAGTAAAAGCAGGTATTACTACGGTAACTGCAAAGGATGAATAAGAGGTAACACATGGCAGAATATACGACTTTGGAGCAAGTAAAAATCCGTCTGAAACAATTTCATATTGATTCTAAAAGTGATTCTGAAAGCTCCAAGGTCGTGTTTGACCATTTGGAAGAAAATCCTATTTTGGAACAACTTATCAGTCAAGCAGAAGCCGACATCAGAGCAAAGAGAATATACCCGAAAAGCTACACGGAAGAGAAGATTGCTGCGGATATGAAAAAATTTCAGTCCGTTGTGGTTAATCTTGTCGTGTATGACAGATCGCAAGCCGGTGAAAACTTCATGGCAAGCTATTCAGAGAATGGAGTGTCGAGAAAATGGAGAGACCGTGAGGATCTGTTTGTTGGCGTATTTCCATTTGCAAATGTATTGTAATTAAAAGAAGATTGTGCGTGACCATGTTACTGATTCCAGTAATAAGGTTGCAGGCGGCACACTTTAAGGGTGGTGGGCGGTGTGCCAACAAACAAGGAAGGCGGTATATGATGTGACTATAGAGTTATCTACAGCAATCATTATAAGCGTGTTATCACTCGGTTTTTCCGTCTACATTGGTCTGAAAAATAGCAAAAGAACAGACACAAAGGATATTGAGGAACGTGTGAAAGAAAACACACGCATCAACATGAAACTGGATACCATCCTTGATACTATCAATGAAATGAAAAGCGAGCGTTCAGAGATGAAGAAAGAGCTTGCAGTGCATGAACAGAAGCTGGCAAAGGTTGAAGCCAGTACGGCATCTGCGCATCATAGACTTGATGGAATTGAGGAAAGACTTAACATTAAAGAGAACGGAGGTAAGGAATGATGGATTTTTCACAGGTAGGAACTTGTGTTGCAATCGTGGTTATCTGCTATCTTGCCGGTATTGGAGCGAAGCTGATTCCGGTCATTAAGGATAACTACATCCCGGTTGTTGTCGGCATTGTCGGTGGAATCCTCGGAGTAGTAGGAATGTATGTTATTCCGGATTTCCCGGCAAATGATGTGCTGAATGCGATTGCGGTCGGAATTGTTTCCGGTTTGGCAAGCACTGGTGTAAATCAGATTTACAAGCAGGTGAAGAAAGATGCTTGACATTAACAAGCAGGACATGAAGTACTCACGGCAGGGAGAAAAAGTCACGATTTATGACCGGGACGAAAACGGAGAAATAAAGTACATCGAGATGGACGGAGAAAGGATTCCGGTGGTTTTGAGAGAAACTACCGGATATTCTGAACCCGTCCTTTTTTCTGCCAACATCAGTAATAAGCTGTCGGAAGTACTGGTAAAAGAATTTGGTATTGATGATTCCAGTTCGTATTGTCAGATTGTTACCGATAAAGGCTATTTGCCGATTAAGGCAGGAGATGTTATCTGGAAGAAGTCAGAAGTAGGTCGTGACGATGACGGACTTGTGGACAGCAAGACTGCGGACTATGTTGTCAAAGGCGTTGCAGACGAAGGACTGACAGCAGATTTGTTTTTGTTGCAGAAGACGGTGAAATAGGATGCAAAAAACTGTAAACATATTAGGAACTGAATATACGATTAAGAGAAAAAAGTTTTCGAGTGAAGATTGTGACGGTTATTGCGATTATACTAATAAAATAATCGCTGTCAGAAAAGACAATTACAATAATGTTGGAAACTTTGAATGGCTTATGAAAAAACAGTTAAGGCATGAGATTGTTCATGCTTTTCTATCTGAAAGTGGATTACAGTCAAATTTTGAGCATAACCAACGTTTCGAACATGAAGAGACAATGGTAGACTGGATTGCTATTCAATTTCCTAAAATGCTTGAAGTGTTCAAGGAATTGGACATTCTGTGAGGTGTGCTATGGCTAAACCTATCAATATCAATCTGTTTGACCAAAAGTCCATACAAGCGGCTGTAAAAGCTATTAGAGACTATGAAAACAGCTTGACCTATAAATGTAGGCTACTGGCTGAAAAGTTGGCTAAAAAAGGCATAGAAGTGGCTAGGATGCAGGTAACAAGTTTAGATGCAATATTCACTGGCGATTTAATGCGAAGCATTCATGCAGAGTATGTAGGAAACATAAAAGGCGGTGGAATTTGGGCGGTTGTTGCTGATGATGAATCCGCTGTTTTTGTGGAATTTGGTACACTCGGTAGCCTTGGTGAAAAAAAAGAATATCCATATCCGTTGCCGGAAGGTGTTCAGTGGAACTACGGAAGTGGTTCAAACATCATTCAGTTGGCAAATGGTCAATATGGATGGTTTTACAAAGGCGATGATGGAAAAGTGTATTGGTGCGAGGGCATGGATAGCAGACCATTTATGTATTTGACAGGTATCGAACTTGAAAAAGATGTAGTGAAAGCGGCATTGGAGGTGTTCGGCAATGGCGGTTAATGAATATCAGTGGGTATCAGATTTCAAAGTAAAGATTGCATCGTACTTAAAAATGAAGATACCGCAGAGCCATCCTAAAGCTTATGTGACGGACAAAAGTAAGGATTTGTCAGACTCTACATTCCCTACCGTGTACTTTCATGCTATGCCATTTACAGAGACTGGACAAGACCTTGAAGCACGTTCGGTTAATGGAATCACAGCATCGTACCAAGTGGATGTGATAACCAACAAAAGTCAAGAAGAAGCCGAAGCTATCATGGCTACGGTTGCCGGACTTTTCAAACGTCTGCGATTTCAAATAACTTCCATCCCGGAGTTCAATAATACTTCGCAGGACACATACAGAAGCACTGCACGGTTCAGAAGAACAGTAGGTGCTGATGATACATTGTAACTATTAGAGCCATTCGGCTCTATTTTTTTATGCAAATTTAAGGAGGTATAAATTATGGCAGCAGCCGGAGTTTCTACTTTAGGCATTACTTTCGGATATGGTACAGAGACAACCGCCGGAACAAAACCTACAAGTTTTAAGCAACTTACAAGAATCAATGCCATTGGCGGCATCAACATCGAACCTGAACAGATTGATGCTTCTGCGTTAGAAGATGCAATCACCAGATATGTAAAAGGTCGTGCAGATACTGGTGGATCTTTTGCAGTCACAGTCAACTTTACATCAGAGACCGTGGCTGAATGGACTGCACTTATCACAGCCTATAAGGCTCTTACTGGTGGAAATAGAATGTGGTTTGAAACTGTCATTCCCGGAGAAGAGAAATCTTTCTTTGTTGTTGCACAGCCGCCCGAGCAGATTCCACAACCCGAAATCGGACAGAACGAACTTCTGACGATCGAAATGAATCTTACCATTGAGGAATACAAGGGATTGGATGCTACCGTTGCACTGACAACGGGGGAATAGCAAGTCAGTCAGAAACAAATAACACTGCCGTGGCTGACTTTGATGAAGCGGTAGATGAAACATTAATTTAGCAAAAAGAGAGCCGTCTTCGGGCGGCTCCTTTCCAACAAAATGTTGGGGAAAGGATATGTTTTTATGAAGAAGATTTTAGTTAATGATGTTGAATATACTTTAGAGTTTGGATTCGGTGCTGTGGAGTGCAAGGATTTGATTCAAAAGATGTTTCTTATGCTTTCCGGTGGCTATGTAGCTAAAAAAGCAAAAAATGTACAGAATCCCACACCAGAAGAAATTGTAGATGGTAGCGGATATATGCTTGCAGAATTTCCTCATGTATGCAAAACGGCTTTTTATGCTGGTCTTATCGAAAACCATGAAGATATTACACCGGATGAATCCAATGCTTTAATGAAAGAATACATGAAAGCAAACGGTCTGTCTTTTGTGAAACTGTATGGAGAACTGACAGACTGTATGAAAGAAGACGGTTTTTTCGAACTGTCGGGTCTGACGGAAATGATGACGCAGACCAAGGAAGAGATGGAGAAAGAGGACAGCAAGGTAACGAAGATGCCACAGGATCACAAGAAGAAATCGACTGGCACAAAATAATATGGGAAGAATATTTTCCATTTGCTTTTTCCATGGGAATTTCGATAGAAGAGTTCAAACATCTGAATCCTAAGAAATTAGAGTGGTGTTACAAAGGATATAAACTCAAAAAAGAGGAAGAAGATAGGAATTCATGGCAACGGTGGGGAGATTATGGAATATCTGCATTAATATTTGCAATAGAACATTGCCTAAACGGTCGAAAAGCACAATCGAAGTATATTGACAAGCCTATTATGGAACGTGCGGACATTGCTGATAATGAAAAAGAAATTCAGAAGCAAAGAAAAGCGTTCCTCGCAGGACTTATGGCAATGCAAGCTAATTTTGAATTATCACACCCAAAAAAGGAGAAACAAACATGAGTTTAACAGGAATTGATGTGTCCTCATACCAGGGGACGATTAACTGGTGGGCGGTAAAACAGAACGGTATTGATTTTGCTATTCTGAAAGTCATCCGTAAGGATTTGAACCCGGACAAGAAGTTCGAGGAGAACTGGAAAGGTTGTAAAGAGCACAATGTCCATGTGCACGGAGTATATGAATACGGATATATTACAACGGTTGCAAAATCACGATCTGATGCAAGAAGAGTGCTTACTATTCTTAATGGCAGAAAAGTGACAGTATATCTTGATGTTGAAGATGCCGTTATGAAAGGTCTTGGCAAAAATATTATTTTCATTATCAATGCTTACGGCAAGGTTATTACTGATGCAGGATTGCAGTTCGGTGTGTACACTGGGGAAAGTTTTTACAAGACATACATTAAGCCTTATGGCGGTGTGAGTTATCCCATGTGGATTGCACGGTACGGCAAGAATAACGGCAAGTGTGATGTGAAGTATCAACCGCAAGTACCAAACATGGTAGGCTGGCAGTACACTTCTAAAGGGCGTGTAGGTGGCATTGTAGGCAATGTAGACATGAATGTATGGTACAAGGAGTTAGATGCCGTATATGAGGATTCTACAAGCCATAGAAACCCTTATACAGAGCCGGAAAGACTTCTTTATTACAAGCGTCTGGCAATGATGAAGGGAAACGATGTCAAGTGGGCGCAGTACGAACTTGTAAGGAAAGGATTTATGCCGTCTGTAAATGCGAAAGGTAAGACGAACATTGACGGATATTTTGGAAAAACCACTTCTGATGCAGTAAAAGCATTCCAAAAGAGTGTTGGAATCACTGTAGATGGAAAAGTCGGTGCGGTTACAAGGGCATATCTCAAAAAGTAATTTTAGGAGCGGTAGGTGTCACAGCTTACCGCTCTTTTTCTTGGAAGTGGCAGACACTTCCTTTTTTATTGCGGTAAAGGCGGTGCGGTATGGCAGATATTGATTCTTTGCAGATTAAAATAAAAGCGGATGCGAATAACGCAAGTAACGCACTGGATAAGTTGGCAAATAGTCTTACGAATTTTCAGAAAAGCTTGTCCATTGATACATCCAAACTGACAAGCATTTCTAATAGCATACAGAGTATCGCAAATGCCGCCAGTTCCATGAATGCGAGCGGTATTAAGAACATATCCACATTGACAAATTCCATTAACAGAATGGGAAAAATAGATACAAGCGGATTAAGCAGAATTTCATCTGCATTGAAGACCTTTTCTGCTGACATGGCAGGAACTAAAGTAGATGGAGTAGGGGATATTGCGAGCATAGCATCTTCGATTTCAAGACTTGGTGGTGTGGCATCCGGCAGAGCAGTCACAAACATTCCTTTACTGGCAAAGAATTTGAAGCAGTTATTTACAACTCTTTCAACCGCTCCAAATGTCAGTGAGAACATTATCCGCATGACAAATGCACTGGCAGGACTGGCATCTACTGGTGCGGCATCCGGGAGAGCAGCAAACTCTTTAGGACGTAATCTGAACACCTATACGGCAAGCGCAAAAAAAGCCACAAAGAGCACATTCAGCCTTGCTGCGGCTTTCGGCAGATTCTACGCAACATATTTTCTTGTGATACGTGGAATTAAAAGTCTGTGGAAGTCCATAGAGGGAACTACGGACTATATCGAAGCATTTAACTACTACACGGTAGCATTCAATAAAGTCGGAAAGGAATGGGGCAAGGATTTTGAAAAATTCGGTTACGACAACGCAGAGGATTATGCACAGAGTTTCGGAAACCGTGTAAATGAACTGCTTGGTAAAATGTCCGGTCTGAAAGTAGATGTAGATGGTGGATTGATTTCTGAAAGCGGAATGAAGAACCTGGGTCTGAATTTGCAAGAGATCACGCAGTATGCTTCACAGCTGGCATCCATTACCAACTCTTTAGGGCAGACCGGAGAAGTCACTACGGCAATTTCAAAGTCTATGACAATGCTTGCCGGGGATATATCCTCTCTGTTTAACGTGGATTTCAGCACGGTTGCAACCAACTTACAGTCCGGTTTGATCGGTCAGTCAAGAGCACTGTATAAGTATGGTATTGATATCACGAATGCCACCTTACAGACTTATGCTTACAAATACGGCATTGAAAAAGCTGTATCTGAAATGTCACAGGCAGAGAAACAGCAGTTGCGTTTACTTGCAATCTTAGACCAGTCCAAAGTATCATGGGGAGATTTAGCGAATACAATCAATTCTCCAAGTAACATGATTCGTCAGTTTACCAACAACGTAAAAGAAGCCGGAATGGTACTGGGGCAGTTGTTTATCCCGGTATTGCAGAAAGTACTTCCTGTTATTAACGGTGTCGTAATTGCGATTAAGAGACTGCTTGTTAGTGTTGCAAATTTACTGGGAATCAAGATTGACTTTTCGTCATTCGGTCAAGGTGTATCCGGGTACAATGAAGATTTGGAAGATACGGCAGATGCGCTGGATAAAGTTGGCACAAGCGCAAAAAATGCTCAAAGCGGAATCAGAGCATTTGATAAATTGAAAGTTATTTCCACACCAAAATCCAGTGGTTCCGGAAGTGGTGCTGGTGGAGCAGGAATTGACCTTACCAAAGAAATCATGGATGCTACTGCAGAGTACGAAAAAGTATGGCAGGAAGCATTCGACAAGATGCAGAATACAGCTATGGGCTGGGCTGATAAAGTAAGCAAGGTGTTTAAGCCAGTGAAAGACATCATAGAAGATCTGGCATATGCATTTAAGTTTGATTCTGATGCCTGGTTTAAGGTTGCCGGAATGGATACGTCCAAACTGGTAACTGGTATTTTTGACTGGTTCACAAGAGCAATAGATTCTGTTGACTGGGAAAAAATTGGAAGACACATAGGTAGTTTCTTGGACGGAATTGATTGGACGGCAATCTTTACTTCTGCCGGAAATTTCATAGAAACTGCCATAAATGCGGCAATCGATCTATGGAAAGGAAGTTTTGATGCTGCACCGATTGAAACCACGATTCTGACAGCAATAGGTCTTTTAAAGTTTACTGGTGTTGGAGATATCATATGGGGAAAAATATCGGACAAGTTATCAGCCAAAGTACTAGGATCAAGTATAGGAATAGTTCCGACAATTGCAATAGCTGCTGTTACTTGGGAGATTGGATTTAATGTAGGAAAATCTTTAGGGAAAGCATTGTTCCCAGAAGACGCAGAGTACTACGACAATTTTACGTGGTTTGGTGAAAATGGTTTTTTTGATACATTAAAAAATACTGATTTTACCACATTAAAAACTGCGTGGGATGATTTATACAAAGATATAACAGATAATGATTTGTATAGATTCTTGACAGGAACAATGTTGCTTCCAAAACATAGCACTCTTGATGATTTTGGAGATAAAATTGATTGGCTAATTGATAAAATAAAAAATACAAAAGTAGATATGTCAGATACTTTTGGTCTGTCATCTGCACTTATCAATATAGCACCACTTGTTGGAAACTGGTTTAATGAAAATGTATCTCCTTGGTTCACAAAGGAAAAGTGGCAAGGAATGGGTCAAACTATAGAGTCATCACTTTCTGAAAAATGGACTTCTTTTACAACATGGTGGAACCAAACAGGATTTTCAAGTTGGTGGAAAAAAATTTCAGAGCAGTTTGGACTAACAAAATGGAATAAATTGCTTGAAAACATTCCAACGGCGTTTAGAACAGCATTTAAAACAGCAGCTAATGTTGCAATAGCTCCTTTGAACCTTGTAATAAGTGGAATAGAAACCATGATAAACAATGCCATAGACCTTATTAATGGTTTGATGTCTGCAGCAAGGTTAATACCTAAAATTGGTGACGCAGTTCCGAATAATATACAACACATTAGTGTTGGAAGAATACCTACATTTGAAAAAGGTGGTTACGTTCCAAGCCGATATACGATGTTCATGGCAGGAGAGAACGGTATACCGGAGATTGCCGGAACAGTAGGTGGAAAAACAGCGGTTGCCGGTGGAGTTGAAATCACTGGAATCAAAGATGCCATCAATTCCACGGCACAACAGGAAATTGCACTTCTGAGACAGAATAATCAGCTACTGCAAGGAATCCTTGAAAAAGAGTTTGGAATAACAACAGATCAAATTGGAATTGCCGCAAGACAATACGGTCAAGAGCAATTTAACCAAAAACACAAGAATGTATATGTATTTTAACACAGACAGCACTCTGAATGGGTGCTGTCTATTTTTATGCAATAAGGCGGTGAGCGTATGTCAGCATATCAAGGATGGCTTTTAAAAATTGGAGATTACGTTATTGACCAGTCAAGATTTATAGCCGCTGAAAGTTATCAGCCAGCTGTAAATATGCAGGATGTAGACCCGTGGACTGATGCAAATGGATACGTACATAGAAATGCTGTGGAGCTAAAAGCATTAAGTGTTGATTTTTCCACACCTGCGATTCTGACGGATGACGATTTGCAAGAGTTACTGTCCGGGATACGAAGCAACTTTATTGATGCAACGGAACAGGGATGTAATATCACGGCATACATTCCATTTTTAGGTCAATATGTCACACAATATGGATATATGGCTGATATAAAGCCTACAATCTACGGAACTTATGACGGAGAGATTAAATACAATCAGATAGAATTTTCATTTGTCGGAGGTGTAGCGAATGAGTAACTATACCTATGCGGATTTGTTTGATAAAAGCGCATCCAAAAAGGAAATCACGATTGAAACAGAGGACAAGTCTGTAAAAATCACCAACAGCGAAATCCATTTTGAACAGTTTGAATTAAAAGAAATACTATGTGATGATGATTACCTTACCTTTGGACAGTGCAATGCATCACAGTTAAAATTCAAAATTTCCAACGTGTTCACAAGCATGATTGGGAAACAGATAAATGTTTCTGCTGTGATTAATGGACATACTGACACACCGTTTGTTTTCGGAAAATACCGTGTCATTTCCGATAAACCAACAGATGATAAGCGTTACAGAAATGTGACGGCATATGACGTTATATACGATATTGGAGAATCAGAAGTATCTTCCTGGTATAACGGGTTGAAATTTCCTCTGACCTTAAAGCAGTTCAGAGACAGTTTTTTTTCATATTTTGGTGTTGAACAAGTAGCAACCACATTACCTAATGACAGCATGGAAGTGGCAGAAACAATAAAACCAAGCGAACTTTCTGGCCAGACGGTCATGGAAGCAATCTGCTCAATAAATGGATGCTTTGGCCACATTAACCATGATGGAAAATTTGAATATGTTTTCCTTAAAGAAATAATATCAGGTTTATATCCACAGAAAGGATTATATCCACAGAAAGGATTATACCCTAGAAAAGGTTCTGAAAAAGAAAAGGTTACTGGTGGAAAATACAAATCAGTTAAATATGAAGATTTTGTTTGCCAAAAAGTTACAAAAGTGCAGATAAGACAATCAGAAAATGATATTGGTGCAGTTTACCCGGATACAGAGATTACCGAGAACGACAACAGTTATATTTTGCAAGATAATTTCCTTGTTTATGGAATGACCGCAGATGCCCTAGAAACGGTTGCAAGAAATCTGTATGAGGTTATTAAAGTTGTAAAATATAGACCTTATAACTGTGAAAAAATAGGAAATCCTTGTTTGAGCCTTGGAGAAGCAGTCAATGTATATACGGCTAAAGAAATCATAGAAAGCTATGTGTTGAGCAGAACATACAAAGGAATCCAACAACCGACAGACACCATATCAGCAAGCGGAAAATCTCCAAAGTACAGTGAACAGGTAAATGGAATTAACAAAAGTATAATTCAACTCCGTGGAAAGACTAATGAACTAGAACGGAATGTAGAAGAGACCCGGTCTGAGATCAAGGATGTAGAGAGCGGATTGGATACGAAAATTACGCAAAATGCAGGAAAAATTGAAGCAGAAGCGAAAAGGGCAACAGATACAGAAGTAGAATTGGCAGCGGCAATATCTTTGCAGGCAGACCAAATCAAATTAAAAGTATCAAAAGGTGATGTCAGTTCTCAGTTAAGTGTTGAAAGTGGACAGGTAAGTATTTCTGGAAACCGTTTTGTATTGGAAGCAGATAACTGTAGCATATCAGCAGATGGAACTATAACAGCTAAAAACGCAGTAATGACTGGTAGTTTTAAGTCTATAGGGGAAGACGGAAGTTACACAGAAGTATCATCAGGTGAAATTAAATTTTATAACGAACTATTGCAAAGCACAGGATCTATAAAAGGATTGGGACAATATCTTACTATTGATGCTTCAATGGTAAGTGTAAGCGGAATTTTAGTGGTAGGAAATGGAGCAACATATGATTCACAATATGTAAAAAACATATCAACAACTTCTCAAATATTAGGCAGTAAGACAGTACTGACAAGTGCCACATTAAGTGTCACAAAAAATTATATAAATGGAACCGTATCAGATGTATCTTTGGTAACACAAACAGCCAATGTTGCTGATTATCCTGGACATAATGTTAATTTTATTACAGGAGTTTCATCACTTGGAGGTTTGCTCACTGCAACATCTGGAATTGTCACACTTATGACGTAGGAGATTTATTATGGTAAAAAAAATATTTATTCTTCAAACGATTATTGGAAAAACAATGAAAGAAGTAATGGAAGAAAGGCAAGAAATTCAGCAATATATAGCTTTTACCATTGGAATTTCCACGTTTACGGAAATCAATGCCACATTTTTTAGCACGGAAGATGGAGATGGTTTTGAAGAGTTTATGAAGCAACTTATTGACATGTCGGATACAGTGGTTGCACAGAGCGGATATGAGGTATCTGAACTGTGCAAAAATCTGTATGCATATGCAGAAGAGCAAGGAAAAGAAATCTATGTAAGGGAGAATTGATATGGCAGCAAACTTTGAGATTAAGAAATTAAAAAGCAACCTTGTGACAGTATTAAATCAAACACCGTTGCCTATCGAGGTGAAAAGGCTTGTACTGTATGAAGTGTATTCGGAGACTAAACAGTTATCAGATATGCAGATTATGAAAGAGGAAAGCGAGGTATCTGCAGATGGCGTTGAATAAGGTTTATACCAGAATTAACTGGGAAAATTACCCCAGTGAAAACACAGACATTGATGAAATAAATCTTAATAAAATGGATTCTGCTATTGATGCGTTGGACAACCGTATCATATCACAGGATGCCTTAAAAGTAGACAAGTCTGCAATAAACGGAAATATTGCTGATTGGACTATGGATGAAACAACCGGTGTTATTACTATTACAAAGTACAATGGTGAAAAAGTAATTTTTGACCTTAATATTGAAAAAATACCTGTCGAATTTTCCATGTCTGATGACGGAATCATTACCATGACTACAGAAGATGGAACACAGTTTACAGCTGATATTGGTTCTATGATTCCGGTGTTGACATTTGAAGATTCTGCAACCATAACTGTCTCCGTGACTGGTACTGGAAAGAATAAGACTTATTCTTTTTCGATAAAAACAGGATCAGTAACAGATGATATGCTTCAGCCTAATTATTTAGCAGATATTAGAGTAGAATCCGCAAATGCATCTGCTTATGCGCAATCCGCAAATGCAAAATCTGTATTGGCTGAATCTTATGCCGTAGGTGGAACCGGAACAAGAGAAGGAGAAGATACAGATAACGCAAAGTATTATATGGAGCAGGCAAAACAGCAAACAGGCGGTATACCTACAAAAGTCAGCGAATTAGAAAATGATGTAGGATACATTACAAAATCAGTTTCTAATTTGACAAATTACTATGACAAAACCGATGTTGATAAAAAAATAGATGAAATTCCAAAAACAGATTTGACAAACTATTTGACCAAAACTGGTGATGGTAGTAATTTGACTGCGGCGTTTGAAGAAGCAACAACTTTAGATGAATTAACGACAGGAGAAAAGTTATCATCTATTTTGGGAAAAATTAAACTGGCTGTAAAAAACCTTAAATCACTTATAGGCCTTATCGGAACTACCGATATTTCGACTATTGGTGACGGTACTATCACTGGGGGATTAAGTGATGTAAATGGCAATTTAAATGGTTTGAAATTTGCATCAATATCAACATCTGTTACTCTATTAGTGGCGAATAGACAGTCCTTTTTAGGCTCCTTGTCTGACTTTGGATTGCCAAATAATGCAAATGTATTTGGGGTGTTTGCAAATTGTGATTGGGCTGTTAATGTAAGATTTGCAAATAATAGAAAGTTTTATGTATATCAAATTGCAAATGTTAGCGATGATGCAACATTTATATTAAATTTTGTTGTGGCATATAAATAATTAATTAATCCAAGGTATTGGGCTGCTTCTTCAAATAAATCTCAATCTGACAAATATGAGAAACTGGCAGAATAATACCGTTCCGTTGATGGGTTTAATATTATCGTACTACTAGATTTATCAATATAAAGTATGTGATTATCGCCACTTGTACCACCTACTGCATTTGTTCTAACATACATATTTTTAGGGGAATATGTCCTTCCAATATTGGCAATAATTAATGATCCGCTATACTGCTCAGATGTAATTCGTACGCCTAACGTTACAAATACTCTGTTACCTATTTTTGAAATTGTATTTTCAGAATCCCATGATACACAATTGACTAAAGACAAATCGGTGTTTTGGTTTAACTTGCCATTTACAGAAGCAGTCATAAAAAATATTTGCGAAATAACAACAAAAAAGAGCATGGTGTAAAAGCCATGCTCTTAATCTATTTATCTAATTCCCCAGTCACCGTCATTGTTGACGAAACCAACCACATATCCTATCATGTCATCAATAAGATTTTCCGGGAGTATGCTGTTCGGAGACATAAGCGGAACATATCTCCATTTTCTTACACCATCTTCAATTATATGTGTTTTCACGACAATATATATCCCACCATTACTGGTCACAATACATCGTTCACCGTCTTGCGGTTCACGATCCGCTGCAAGGAGAATAATTTCCCCAGGCAGATAAAACGGCATATAGTAGTCGCACGGAATTTTCACACCGATATAAGCCTTGGATTTTATGTCTTCCGGCAAATTTTCTATGCACATGGGTTCCACAGCATTTGTGGTTGCGATAATTCCATTCATAAGTTGTGGATTAAGGACAGAAATATACTTGTGCGATTTTTCAAGACTGGAATAGATTTTAGCTTGGTGACGTATGAAGTAACGGATAAGATACAGAGAGTGTTCCGGCAGACTGCGGCATATCTTGACAGATTCCAACATCTTATCTTCCATAGTGCCGCAACCTACCAGTTCATCTACACTGATTCCAAAGGCTCTAGCAAGCGCAACAGCGGTCGATAGCTTTGTGTCGTTAGAATTACCGTATAGTAGTGAATTAAGCGTAGAATAAGGCAAATTAGCTTCATCTGCAAGCTTGTAAACCGTCATGTCCGGCTCATTAAGAAATTCGTGGAGATTCCCACGAAAACTTAACATATAATTTGCACGGTTGACTGATAGATGTGTCGATATTTCTTTGATTCGGTCTTTTTTTATCATGTTTTTTATCCCCCTTTCACATGATACACTTGTAACATCCCTTGTTTCAAGGGACTTCAAGTTCTGGCGAGGGCGGTGTTTATTGGCGTTTTCACCGTCCTCTTTTTGTTGATATTTTACAACAACAAAAAACGTACGTCAAATATATTGATTGTTAAGAACATATGTTCTATAATTTGATGTATCGCTACTTTAGATTCTGCGGAGAATTAAAGGGGAGAGGGGTGTGGTTACAATGAACGAAAGCAATGAATTTTACAGAGAGGAAATTGCAAGAATACTATCTGGAATAGAAGACAATGACATATTGAAATATGTCTATGTCATTGTCTCTGATATAGAGGGGGAAAAATGAAAAATCGAAAAAAAATAAATTGGGCGTTAATAATTTTGATTTACTTTTTAGGATTATTAACAAATTATTTCTTAAGATAGACCTAATATTTTCTTTAAATATTCTGTAAATATTGGAGAGCATAATCCCATAAAGTACACTAAAACGTAAACAAGTTTTGGACCTATATAATCAATAATTTTTTTTAAAGGACTTATGTAATTATGCTCTTTACTTTTTACTATATGTATGTCTTCTAATGAATTTATTTTTATATATTTCATTTCTTCTAGTTCATTTATGTAATCAATAAAATCATCTATGGCAGAATCACCATAATCTTTTGAAATCCTACCTAATACAACATTGTTGTCTTTATTTTTTATTGATATTAAATAGCCAAAAAAATCATTAGAATCTTTTATTTTTCTCTTCATTCCGCACCTCCGATTATCATTTTAAATGCGGAAAATGCAGTACTTCTTTTTTGCTCAGAAAGATTGTAGTACTTAATCAATAAATCTTCCATATTGGGATCGTTTCTTAAAAAATAAACTAATCTAGCGTATTTTTCGGAATATTTTTTCCCGTCTTCTTTACCAGTCAGCAAAAATTCAATAGAAACTCCTAAAAAATTCGCAATTACTTCTATACGGTCATCCGGGATAACTCCCTTTTTTAAACTTCTTATATATCCATTACCAAATCCGCAAGAAGTCTCTAATTTAGAAATTGCTATTCCCCTTTCTTTACATATAGATTTTACTCTTTCTACCGTAGTCATAGTGTCCTCCTAAAATTTAGATGATACTCTAAAAATATGCTTGACAAAATAGAGAACACTCTATATAATAAATTTAGGATTTAGAGGAAAGCCTAAATTTAAAAATGTTCTCTGTGGTTTCTTGGCAGTTACTATATTAGAACATTCTCTAAATTTTGTCAAGTTTTTCTCTAAATTCCTAAATCAAGAGAAAGGGAGTGATAGATTGAATTGTTACGACAGAATCAAGGAAATTTGTGATAAGAAAGGAACAAATATTTATCAAGTGGAGCAGAAAGCCGGATTGAGCAATGGAATTATCCGAAAGTGGAATGAATCTGCTCCGCAAGTTGACAATTTAAAGGCTGTTGCAAAAGTCCTTGGAGTAAAAGTAGACGAGTTACTGGAATAGGGAGGTAAAAACATGGAAAAACAGAGATATGTGGTATTAGACAAAAATGGTAAAGCAAATATAGTTCAGAAAGCTGATTCACGTTTTGTTGGAATTGACGAGATGGCACAGCACATTGCGTTTGACATTATCGAAGATTACAAAAGCATTATAGATGGCGATAAGAAAATCGAAGAAACAAATATTGATTTGTCTATCAAAGTCCTTACCGCCATTTCGCCTTTTAGGAACGGCTCTGGATATGGAAAGGATTGTTAATTGCCGCTGCTATTGCTAATTGTGGTTTTTCTTCCGG